GATGCAGCTTTGAGCGCAGCGTCACCACGGGTGGGCTTAGGAATGTGAAGGACATCACCCTTCTTGCCTTTGAAAGACATTTTCGAGAACAGGTTAGCAGCAACCAAGTTCTTTTTGTAAGCAGCGATGATTTCATCAGACCAAATCTCAGGGATAAATTTATCCGCTGTTGTTTTTGTTACATGATCAGTACCAAGAGCCATTTTAAATCTCCTAAATGATTAAGTTTATTTAACTCGACCCTGAGCGTATGCAGCCATAATTTCATCTTGTAGCTGGTAATAACGATCTGGGTCTTCCAGTTGTAAACGGATTAGATCCGCTCTTCGATAGACCTTTGCAGAAGTAGCACCAGTATTAGAACCAACATCTACAGTAGCTGATTTGACTGCTGCTTTCTGTGCCGCTTTAATCTCTGGCGCAGGAGCAGAAGCTGAAGGAGCTACCGCTTTAGGTTTAACATAATTCCAACTTGTCAATAGCTCAGAGGCTGAATCAAAGTCAAAGTCTGCATCAGCCGCAGCATACAGTCGCATACGCACTGGTGAGGCTTTGATCCACTCCGCAAAGGAAGGATCAGCTACTGTCTGCTGAAAGTCAGGAAATTCCTGTTGTAACTTTGTCAGCGTTTGCTGCTGTTTTAAAGCCAAGGTTTGTTGCCTTGCCTCTAGAATAGCAGGATGTGCTTCTACTGCTCGGTTTACTGCCTTCTTCGGATCTTCAAAGAAATCGATCTCGTCTTCTTTTGTGACCTCAACTTCTTTCTTATTGTCGAGTTGTCGCTTGATTAGCTCATCCGCAAGCTTTCGTACTTCACCAACTTCTTGGGCTTGTCTACCAATAAGCTTCTCAGCCTCTTGGTGCATCCTGATAATCTCATCAAGACCCTTGCCCTTGTACTTGGTTGGAAGATTCTCCTCTGCAGGAGTTGCTTCCTGTACGGTTTCAGTCTGAGGTTGTTCAGCTACTTGCTGAGTCTCTTGCTGAGTAATATCACTTGCTTCAAATAACTCTTCTTGCGTTTCGGTAAAAGATGCTGCCACATTATCCTCCTGTCCACAACGGATTCTAGGAACTTTAAAATGTCACTTGGAATCAGGCTTGCTGTTTCTTGTAAGCGACTCTAGTTGCTTCTTCGTGCTTTCTTGCCCACGCTTCATGTGCTGAAGGAAACGCACCTGTGATGCCCTCCAGACTGATGCGGGGTGACGAGATAATACGAGAAGCTTCATTGCGACAATGCGGACACTCTATAGAGCGTACCTCATCATCGACCAATTTTTCGGTGAGGTGGTCTTTAACGCACCTGAACTCAAATATCCGTTTCATCTGTTAACTCCCTATAGGCTTCTTCCGAAGTTTGCTTAAGGTTTATTACCCAGTTTAGGATATCTAACTGTCCTTTGGCGTAGTGTAAGTCCTCAACACCCGTCAATCTTTCGATCTTGTTGTAGGCATCCAGCATTTTCTGGCTGTCTTCAATCAGATCTTTCCATCCTTTTGAGGCCATCATGTCAAACCTAGCCTCATAGTATTCTTGAATGTCTTTATCCACAGTTTCTCCTAAATAGGACTGTGTTGTATTTCTACAACAGTGTATTAATTATACCACACTTTTACTAAAAAGTCAAGTGTTTACTGTACTTTTTTGTTCATTTGTGCTTCTACGATGTTTTCCTTGGTTTTTAGCTCCCGTTCCTTCAGGATTACGTTGGCAAGCTTGATCCTGCGCTCAAAATCATCCGTAGTCTCGTTGGAAAGGTTGGTAGAAGAAGCCTGAATCACATCAATCCGCATCTTTTCAGGCATAAGCTGGGTCTCAACACTGGTTTTCTGGGCCTTTGCAAGGCTCTCCTGAGCGTTTGCTTGGCTTTCCTGTGCTCTACCCTGCAGTTCAGCGATCTGGGCCTGTAGAAGCCCGATTTGAGCCTCCTGTTGGGCCATCATCATCTGTTGTTGGGCCGGGTCTGGCTGGTTCATCTGGTCCAAAGCAGCCGAAAGTTCTTCCTTATTGGACAGACTAGAGCCTTTTATGATGCCTTTTAAGACCAAGGGCAGTACAGGGCTGTTAGGACCAAGGGTTTGGAGTAGTCCAATGAACTGTTGCTGCTCATACTCCCTAGCTACCATGCCAAGGGTGGAGGCAGGGGTGAATCTGAAGTCCCTAGATGGGTAACGCTCTGGGTCAAACTGCATATAGCGATAGGCTACCTTCTTAATCAGAGGGATCAAGAAGTCATCTTGGAAGTTCATGAGTGCTTGCTTATTCTTCTTAATGATAGAAGACATAGCAAGGGACATAGAAGCCCCACCAGCATCGCCTTGGGCCACAGAGCGGGTCATCGCCTGACTATCTAGGGTTCCTGTAGCCTGAAGGAGCATAGTCTCAAACTCTTTAGCAGTAGAGATATTGCCTGCATCAGTAGAACCAAACTTGAACGGGAAGAGGATCTCGTTAGGGTTACCGTTGGTAAGCAGGGTCTTTCCGGGTTGAACCTTATAAGACACGCCACGGGGTAGCCTTGTAGCGTCCGCTGCCATCATAGGGGCCGTAGTCAGTGCTAAAGAGTCCAGATGACTACGGAGCTGGGCATCAATAGCTTTCTGCATATTGTAGCCTTTTTGCACGGTTCCCATACCCACTAGTCTGCCTGATACCTTCTCAGGTACATAGGTCACAATAGGACGGTCTTTCATCATGTATGGGTTAGCTTCAGCCTTGAGCAGGTACTGGTTGTTAGCAATAACAACTACAGCCTCCACCATGTCTGCGTATTTGTCTGCATCGCTGTCCTCTGGGAACAGGTCAGCTACCTCACCACCTTCGTTCTCTAGATCCTCTAGGTACTCACGAGGAACTAACCCGTAGTAGCGAAGGACTCGTACCTTATCTTCTTGGTAGAGTGAGTCCAGTTGATTTGGGATGAGATCAGCATCACTAAACTCAGGACCAATATTAACTTTTCTGTAGATCCCATCTTCAATCCCTTTAACTACTTTAAAGAGGCTGGTGTACTCCTCGATAGCTACACCCAATGCATCGTCCACAGTCTCAGAGTTAGGGTCCCAAACAAAGTTACGAGGATGCACCGACTTGACAGGGACAGACACACGCTCTGCTTCCATTACCCCAATAGCAGAACCCATACCACCGGGCATAGGCTGCATAGCAGGTTGCAATTCCATAGTAGATTTAATCTGGATCTCTGCCACACCAAGGCCAAAGACTTCAGCGTTACGGTTTACCTCTGCCCAAACCTTGTCCACCTTGTCTTTCTTTAGGTCATCGTGAAGCTGTCTACTAACCATCTCAACGTCCATCTCTTGTTGGTCAGCAGCGTCATCCTCTAGCTCAAAGAACTCACCACGTCCTGTGGTAGCCTCAATGATCTCTGAGGTCTTGTTCTCTACTGCCTGACGGATAGCTGGGGACACAAGCCTACTGCGCTCTGAGTCACGAGTCTTGTCCTCGTCAGACCATACGCCGTAGTAGAGGCGCTCGTACTCGTCCCACTTAGCCTGATAGTTGTTATCACGGTGTTCTTTCCACCGATCACAATGATCAATAATAAAGGCTACTAGGTCTTTATCTGATTCAGATACTGGGTCTTCTTTAAAATCAGCCATGTTTAGTCCTTAGTGGTGTCACCGAAAGGGTCTGTTTCTTCTAGTTCTTCGTATTCGACTTCTACTTCCATCTCTTCTTGTTCTTTCATCATTTCGTAATCCATGCTTGCTCCTAGTATCCTGATACTGTGTCTAAGGGTTCGTACTCGTCATCTTCAATCATGTCAGTAAACTCTGTGATGCCAATCTGATCAATGTAGGCTAAGGCATCAATCAAGTCATCATGTACCGCGCTGTTAGGGAAGTTAAGGAGCTGATCCACGAACTGCTTAGTCCACTCGCCTCTAACTAGCTTAATCCTTCCATGCTCGAAGCGTCCCTGTAAAGCCCATACTATGCGGTCCGTCTTCTTCTTGTTGCCATGTGTCAGTTCTGTCACTGAGATGAAAAACGACTTCTTCTTCATCAAGTCTTGTAGGT